GATATTCTGTTAACTCTGGTATTAATTTTTGAGTACCGTTAGTCTCAAAAGTTAATTCTTTGAGTGATTTCATTTTATCATGTTGTAATAAATCTATGTATGATTTTTGCCACCCAAGAAGCGGTTCTCCACCTGTGATAACAAGGTGTTCATCAACCCACTTTCCATGAGGCAGAATATCAACAATGCCATCGGCAATACTATCAACACTAAGAACAGGACTAAGATGCTTGAACCTAGGATCCCAACTAGCATACGAATCGCATCCTGTACTAACAAGAGGCAACATTTTATAATTCGTATACTTCTCTGAATCAACACTAAATCTTTCAACACTTAGTTCTCCTTTAGGCATTCCAAAGCCATCACACTTAAAGTTACAACCAAATGTGCGTAAGAAAACACTCGGTACACCCATGTATCGTCCTTCACCCTGAATACTGTAAAACAGTTCTGATATTTTTAATTTACTCATCTTATATTTACCAATGTCGTATCACGCCTGCAATAATAAAAAAATTTGTGATAATATATATTATCACAATACAGGTTCGAATGCAAGCAATACGGTCTGCCTCAACATCTGTGTTGCCTGCTTTTTCTCCTAAACTTTTTGCCCAAAGGCGCCAAAACTGTTTAGCCTTCGTAAATAGCACTATTAGCCCCATGCTCTGCACATTCTACACGAACGCAATAACAACGACCATTAGTCTTTTCTTTAATTAATTGATTGGCAAAATTGAAAGCATGTTCTGCAAACTTCTCTGCACCTACACCGTCAAAGATTCTAATTTCAGCCAATCCTAGTTCTTCTAATTCTTGAAATTTAGATAGATATGGATCATCTTTATCTAGTGCCAACTTATGGTCAAAATGATCTTCTAGCCATGCCTTAAGCATTTTAAGTCCACCAAAGTCTACAGCCCAGTTTTTGTCATCTAATGTATCACAACCAAATGTAAATGTAAATGCCAAACTATAACCATGTAACAAGTGACAATGACTATGGTCTGCATTAGGTTGTCTAAATACAGCACTTAACCCAATGTTGTGTCCGTAGTGTTTTGTTGAAAAGTATTTTGCCATTATTTTCTCCTATGTTAATTATAGCATAGGACGCAGAATTTGTATACCGGGATGAGCCCATAAGGCCGGTTATCTTTATTGATTTAATTTGTTCATAATTTGTGCTTCGGCTACCCGTTTACGCAAACTACTACTACTGAAACTATGGTCACGACCATTAAAAATAAGTTCAATACCTCGGTCATAACATTCATCACGACCAGTAAATTCCTTATCTTCATATTCTATACCAAGAATACGAACATCTAATGGTAATATCAATAGTAAATCAATCAAATCTTGTTCGGTAGAATAGATAACAATCTCATCTACAAAACGTGTAGCACTTAATTGTATTTGTCGTTCTACGATACTTTGAATAGGTTTATTTTTAGTATCAGGTCTATCTATTGTTGGGTCAGTTTGTAATCCGGCAATTAAGTAATCACAATGATTCTTTGCCTCACTTAGCATAGCAATATGCCCGGCATGTAATAGGTCAAAGGTACTAAATGTAATACCTATCTTTAATCCTTGTTTTTTTAAATCTTTAATCTTGTTGAAAATCATTTTTAATATTTCCCTGATGCTAATACTATCTTGCAAATATGTTCTAATCGTTCTATATGTTCAAAGGCACGCCATGGACTTGTATCAATAGCAACTACACCGTGCCCTTTAATACCTACAATATCATATTTAATAAAACCATTATCATCTAATTTTAAATTTGTATGACACTGGTCCGCTAACTCTTGACTAATAGGAGGAACATCACCTACATTAGGTGCTACCTTTGTATAACGATTGAGTTCCGGAAACGCATCACTGATGGTACTAAGATCGATATCGGCATGCATAGCGGCAATACAATATGTGGGGTGAACGTGTACAACTACTCGCACATCATCACTATGTTGACCCATCTTTTTTTGTAATCCAAAGTGTAATGGTAACTCACCGCTAGGCTTTAGATTACTACTAATATCAGTATAAGGTAAATCAATCCAGTTATATCTTTCAACTGGCTGATACATGATACCTATTTTCTTAAACTGGTCCGGTTGTAATGTTTGCTTACGTACACCGCTTGGTGTAATATAAAAATGGTCACGGTCGTGATGACGAATACTTACATTGCCATCACGACTAGTAATCCAATTACGTTTGTAAGCGTCTTCTAGTACTTCACAAATTGTTTCTAACATTATTCAATTCCAAAATGTTCTTTAATCTGTTTTACTTTACTATCTAACAATTCAAGTCCTTCGACATCACCCAAATACCCTTGAGCAAATGCTTCGTGATGTTGTGTGGGCTTTACAATGTTAATACATTCCTGGATAATCAACTCTGCGAACTTTTCTACCTTGAATGTTCTATCAACCATAAATTCTTTATTATTGTATACTTGATTCCAAGCACCGCATTTTACTGCAAGTTCTCTAATTCTTTCGTTCATTTGCAACCTCTATTAGCAATGTTTAAGAATTCTGTTCTTGCGGCTGGATCAGTTTTAAATCCACCACCTAAACGACAAGTAACAGTACTGCTACCTGTATCTTCTACTCCTCTTGATTTTACACAATAGTGTTGTGCATCAATCATAACCGCAACATCTTCTGTATCAAGGATAAATTGCAATGTATGAAAGATTTGCTCTGTTAAGCGTTCCTGAATTTGTGGTCGTTTACTAAAATATTCTACAATACGATTGATTTTAGATAGTCCCAAGACTCTATCTTTAGGAACATATGCAACAGTAGCCAACCCATCAATAACTACAAAATGATGTTCACAATTACTTTGAACATTAACATTTCGTTCTACAACCATTTCGTTGTATTTCATTTTATTATCAACTGTTGTACATTTTGGGAATGCCTCATAATCTAATCCCCACATTGTTTCTCCAACCATCATTTTTGCCACACGTTTGGGAGTATCAACTAAACTATCATCTGATAGGTCTAGACCCAATGCTTTCATAATATCAGTAAATTTTGCTTCAATGATTTCAATCTTGTCAGTTCTACTCAATCCGTTAGAAACTATAGGAGTCTCTACACCCATCTTAACTAGATATTCATGTACCTTAAGTCCTAATTCAGGATCTGCTTTGGTCTTGTTAAATGACATTTTTATTTTTCCTTATATGTTGTGTGAAATTGCCTAAATCCCATTCTTTACTACAGCAAAGACAACTAATCTTTTTACCTTGTAAGTGAGGGCCTGTTCCTCGTATTTTAGCACTTTTGCTATAGTTTTGTCTAGAGTGTTCGGAACGAACTTTCCCAGTATTCCCTTCTGAAATTTTTGACTTTGAGTTTGAATCATGTTGGATACCTTTTCTAAAAGAATTACCCTTCATTCTTTCAGAGTGAGCCAAATTGGTTTTGCCTAAATTTCTTTGCCTTAGTCTTTCTTTGTATTCTGCTTTTCGTTCCGGTGAATAGTTTTTGATAGTTTCTAATCGTTTTTGATATGCTTCTGGTCCCAAGTCTCCACCATATCCACCTTTAGCAACATTATACCCATGTTGTGTTACATGAGTTCTTAGTCTTTGAATAGTGGGTTCTTCTAGTCCACTGATAACTTTTCTATTTTCATTTTCTTCCAAAAGAGTTATTGTAAAAGAAGTTGATCCATACTTTGCAATAGCATGATGTAATGGATATTTGGGTTTTCTTGAGTTAGAGACATGAACATTCCATCGTTCATCGATGGTAAGTTTTGTGATACCTATATACGATTTTCCGTTGACCGTATTGGTAATTTGATATAGTTTATACATGTGTTCCTTTCAAAGCATCTATCGTTAATGCTCAACGAGACCCAAGTCTGAGTAGTTGCCTTTATGCAACACATGTATTTATGCCTAATTACTTAGCTGCTGCTTTTTCTGCGGCACGTGCGGCTTTTTCAGCAGTAATTTCGTTACGGCGTGCTTTGATTGACTTAGACATTTCTGCTAATGATTTACGGGCACGTGTACCTGCGGCTGCATTACCCTTGTCAAACTTTTCGTTTTCCATCAAATAACTATCAAAATGTGTTTTAATATCTTCATGTGCGCTCATTGTAATCTCCTTTAATTAAGCGGTTTAGCAGTAGCGAAAGGCCAAGCGGCTGTTGCATCTAATGCTAACGGAATTGTTGATTCTTCCGTTTTCTCTTTTGGTATAATGTTTCCATCACTATTAAGTACTGAAAACTCTTCACCAGTGTCTTTGTTTACTAAACGCAATGGGCCATGTAAATGATATTCAGTATCATCACAAGTCCAGCCCAATTCTTCAAGACCTTCGTAATAGTCTTCATCATATGCGTTTTCTATTTGTTCACGGTCTTCATCACTCATGTCATCAGGGAATTCCCAATCTGCCCAACAACCATCATCAAGTTCTTCAAGTTGCCATTCATATTCGTCTTCCCCGATTTCATATCCATTATCATTATGAAGGTCAATGTTTGGTTTCTCATCTGATTCAGTTGAGAATTTACCCCAACGATAACCTTCTTCTCGTATAATAGTTACACCATCTTTACACCAGAATTGATATTCTGTTGCATTCTTTTTATAATCTGTTGATAATTCCCATGTTGCCATATTATTCCCCTTGTAAATATTTCATTACATTTTCAGGACTAGATTCTCCATACGGATCTGGATCATTATCACTTGAATTAGGTTCAACAAACATTTTATCTATTACACCGTTATTAATGATAGCCGCATAACGGCGACTACGTTTGCCAAAGCCAATTGCACTCATATCAACAGTCATGCCCATGCCTTCTGTGAAAACTCCGGCACCATCTGGAATAACTTTAACATTTTTAATATTTAATGCACGTGCCCATTCATTCATCACAAAGGCATCATTAACACTTACACAATAAATATCATCTATTCCTTGTGCTTTAAAATCTACAAATTGTTCTTCAAACCCAGGTAATTGATATGTTGAACAAGTAGGTGTAAATGCTCCGGGAAGGCTAAACACAACTACTCGCTTGTTATCAAATAAATCCTGTGTTGTTTTAAACACAAATTGTCCACCGATTGGACATCCACCGCCCTCCGGGGATTCATCACCTTCTCGAAAGGCAAAAGTAACATTGGGTATATTTTGTATCATAATTTAATCCTTATTTAATATTTGTATTCTCTCGTATGTTTGCGATAATCGGTACTCATACGCAACCATTGTTCTCCGTTACCTTCAAGTATGTCACAGATTCTATCAATTGTACCATCTGTCCAATCACTGATATTACCTTGCTTACTATTTGGCTGATGTAACATATTATACAACTTAATTGCCGCATCTTCAACAGACCAGGGTAAATACATTCTACTTGCATCGTTGCTTAGTGTTTCCGGGAAACTACGATAAGCAGGATAACAAACATTACAACCTAATGCATCTGCCTCACTAATTGTGTTTGATACCCAATCTTGTAAAGCACAATTGAATAGAATACGACTATCATTTAGTATATCATAATAGGCATTCTTATCTAAGTCTTCATAGATTTTAAGATTACCTTCACTACGCATTTTTTGTGTGCGCTCCATATAACTACTATTGTTGCTACGTAAAGGTGCACCACTCAATACAGCGAATTCAGCAGTTCTGTTACCATATCGTCTATTGAATTCTTCAATAACATCCATAAAGAAATCAGGTTGTTTTTCCTGATCCCAACGTGCGGCGAATACAATACGATGTTTACGTGTTAGAAAGGGTTTAATCTCACCTACACGTTCACGTACTTCATCTTTACCAAATGCAAGTCCTGATATATTATAGATTGGGGCTTCCCAGCCTGCAATCTTCATGTGCATTACCATTTCTTCATTTGATGCAAGCACCCCGGTCACGAATGAGTCAACCATTTTTTCGTAATGACCCATAAACTTAGACATACCCCATACATGAACAAAATCATCAGGATCAATGGACTGAGCAAGACAGCGAACATAAATCCTAGGGCGGTTAATTGGGTCGATTTGTTTAAGAATATAAGGAAGACTTTCAATACCTGGTTGAAACATGTCTTCAAAATAGATAACATCTTCAAAATTAAGTTCTCCCGCCTTCATCATCTTAATTAGATTCATTAGTTGTGACATACCAAAATATGTACGACCATGTGCGTCTAATACTTGACCAGTTACGATTGCCTGATCATTACTAAGAGTTTCACCGGGTACTATTACATAATCAATATCTCTACGTTTAAAGACACGTTCATTCCACTCTGTTAGTTGTAGAGTATAACGTGCTTTATAGGGTTCAAGACCCATATAATAAAGTTTACGCATAGAACTTACGTGCATCCTCTGACCATTGATCTTTGGGCCACTTACCTGTTAATTGTTTTTGATGTTGACGATATACATATGAACGCATATCATATAATGTTACCTCATCATATTTGTATCCAAAATCTACACAGAATTGTCTGTAGTTGTCTAAGTCATCAAATAGTTGATTAACACGTGGATTAGATTGATAGGTTCGTTTTACCATTATATTTTCCTTTAAATAGCAATTGTTAAATGTGGTTTGTTTAAATTATAAGAAATTGTGCATCCATTCTCTCCATCTTCCGACACAGAGATTTGAATAGCACGATCTGGGTAACGACTAGCAATTGCCTCGTAGAGGTCATCACTAATCATTTCACAGCTTTTGTTATCCAATTCAAGTGTTCCCTGATATAGTTTCTCAAGCCAACGTTTGAATTGAATAAATTCAATGTCACGATCATTGTGCATTACTTGAATGCCGACATTGAAATGAAAAATATGACGATGAGGTGTTCCCAAGAAACTCACATCATATTCATCACCGGTTGCCAAAGCAGGATCATGCCCTGCTTGTGGATAACAATGAATGCCTTCACGACGGAACGTAACCCAAATCATTCGCTTGGCTTCTTGTTTAATACGTTGACGTTTTTCTGCTAACGCCATCTCTCTCGGATCAAACTCTACTACTTGTATTTTTTTTGCTTTTGCCATTTTATAAATCCTCAATCAAATGAAAATAATTCGTTAAATTTAGTCAATGAATTAACAGTTTTCTTACCACTCATTCCCTGACTACCTGATTGCATTTGTTCCCAAAGTTTACCATATTTCTCAATAGCATTATGACTATCTGTTCTAGTCTTTTGTAAAAAGACTTCGTTAACTGCATCGCGGAATGTAATGCCAGTTAAGTCTTGTATAATCATTGCGGGAATAACACCTTGTTCATATCTACGATTAGCCTCTTGCACCGCATAGATATGTTGATATACATTATGACTTTGTAACAATGTATAACTCAATGTATCCCAACTGGTTTTTGTTTCTTTACCATGTTGACCAATAAAGCCTTGACCACGATAACATAAATCTCTAACTAGTAGTTTATCAGTAACTGGACTATTTGTAAATAGTTTATGGATACCGTCTTGTAATACAGCATCACTAAATTTACGATTATCTGTGGCATAGTCTTTATTCTCGGCAGTCTTTTCCATACTATATGACCATTTCTTGTTATGCTCAATACTATTGTTAAAATATGCTAAGCCTTTTGCCGCACTAAAGAATGGGCTTGCACAGTCAAATGTAATTTGTAATTTAGGGTTGTGATATTTACGTATTGCCTTTTGTATATCGGTAAACAATACAGCATATTCTAAAATACTTACACCCAAACAGTGAATCAAATCATGTTTACCTTCGACTAATAACCCATCATAAATGATATCAATCATTCTACGCAATGTAAGATGTATGTCAATCTTTGTTTGTCCACCGAACGCCCAACCATTGAAATGATTGTCTGGATAGATATTAGGATCGCAATACTTCTTCATTTCATCATACCATTTATCACTATCAGTATGAGTACGACCTTGCAATACATTTAAGAATTTGCAGTCACCCGTACGATTTTTAATGAAGTATTCGTTATTAATATGAGTAGCATCAATAGCATCCTGAATATTACGAATGCCGTGTACACTATTACCATTCTTATCTTGTAAGTGAAATGTAGTTTCAGATTGACTAGGAATATCTAA